CATAGCAGCATCTGCTTGTACTTCATAAACGACATAAGGGTCGTCAATGATAAAGCCGACTGCATCAGTAGCAGCATTACCAGGCCAGTAATTGCTCCACGTTGGTTTACTTGTAGTAGGGTCCGTATAAAAGCAACCGTTGAACACACCAATAATGATATCGCTTGTAGCGCTACCACCATCAGCACGAGCGATACGAGTAACCGTACCCCCTGTTCCTTGAGTCACAATGTCACCCATGTAAATCTTCGTAGTATAAGCTGTCGCACTCGTCGTAATCCTATATCTAGATTGACCTCCGTTGAACGGTGAACCGCTAACATGCTTGGCGGGACGCAAACCAAATGCGGCGTCTTTATTTGCCATTATTAACTTCTCCGATCACGAGATTAAAATTAAGTAACTCTAAGACTTCGTCTTAGGATTACCACCAAAAGTAACCCTGGATTGTCGATTTTTTGTAATCGGCATTGCAGGATGTTCTTCACGCATGAGGTCATTATCCACTGCATTCATCTGATGAGTTGTTTTTTGCTCAAAATACCGATTTCGTTCTTCGGCAATTGATACATCGATTTTACAAAGCATTAATCCACCGATTCCAACCACACCTGCGTGTTTGCCGTGATCAATGGTGGGAACATCAAACTCTGGAATTTCATCCGGTTTAACTGGTACCCAGCCTTCGCGTAGTCGTTGCATAACATTCTTTCGATCTTCCTGACCTCTGATTTCAGTACGAACCCAACGGTATCGTATGCCATCAGGCGGTTCAGGCGTCTTCAAAAGAGAAGGCGGTTCCCAAGGGCGTCTAGCTTCTTGAGTCTCGCGTGTTTCTGAACTTCGAGAAGTTCTGTCAATTTCAACGTTTTCTTCGATTTCAACTTTATCATTCATGAGTTATCTAACCTCGCTTTATGAATTGCATAATCTTTAAAAGAAACTCCTAGACGTTTAGCTAATTGCTGTTCGCTAGGTGTCAACTCCACTTGATTACGATTTTTCCTGCGTCCATTTGAGTTACTGCGTGATGGTGAAGCAACGGTTTGGACGAGTTTCCCGTCGGCTCCCACGTTATTTTTAAAACGATTCGGCAATTCTTGCTTCATTCGTTTGTTAATTTCAGAGTAATAGTCATCTGACTCTGTGTCAAATCCTTCTTGTGCTAATTGTTCATGAACGGCAATAGCAACATTGGTCATAACCTGGTCTTTTCCAAACCAAGTATTATCACTAGCCCAGCTTTGTGCTTTTTGTGAGGGTGGCTGATAAACAGGCTGTTGAGACTGTTGTTGAGCAGCCATTCTTTGTTCTTGAGCATAGACTTGTTGTTGAGCATTGTATTGCTCCATTTCTTGATTGTATCTTTGAAGCTGTCCTTGATACTGATCATAAGCAACCTTATCAGCAGAGGCAGCGGCCAGTATGGATTGAGCTTCAGCAATTTTATCAGACTCGCCTTCTTCCATGGCTTTTTGCAGAGCAATCTTGGAGCCTTCTAATTGAGATTCCACTCTGGCACCAAACTCAGCACCATAATTGTGTGACATTTGTGCCTGTTGGTTTTTTAAATTATTGTTTTCTTCGGCAATTTGTTTTGCATATTGAAGCGCTTGAAGCTCTCTGCGTTGATAATTTTTAGCTTGCTTAACGGCTTTATCAATTCGATTCTGCGCTAACTTGGCTCTTTTTTCAGCTTCGTTTTCTATGCCCTCGGCTTCTTTCTCAACATGTTTGCTGGTTTTGAAGTCCTCTGTAACCTTTTCTTCTTCAATTGGCGGAAGACCTTCTAGGTCTTTTCCTTCCAACTCAATAAATGTTGATTCTTCTGATACCTCTTCATTGGCTCTCTTACCTTCTGGTAAGGCCGCCTTTTCAATTTTCTCATCAGTAATTTCTGGTAATGCTTCTGCCATGGTTTGCTCCGATTATAAACTCTGGATATCGTCTGGGTCTAAAATGGTGCCAATGACTTCATCATCGTTAATGATTCTGACTTCCGCACCGTCTTCCAATTTAAAACGAGCACCCGCATAACGACCAATTAAAACCCAATCTTTAGCTTGACACCAAGACTCGCCGCTAAACTTTCCGGAATCCTTATAGGCCAATGGTCCAATCTTTAACACATACGCAATCACCGTTGCTAAAGCTTCTCTGTCTACAAGCGTATCAGGCAAAACAATACCTCCGTCAGTGACGCCTTTTCCCTTATAGGGCAACACCAATAAACGCCAACCCGTAGGATTAGGCATTCTTTCTAATAGTGAGTTGTCGATAAGGGAGGGATCAAGCACTCTTTCTTGAGGTTCGATGTAGGCATCTTGAATAGATGCTTCACCGTTTGTTTTGCTTTCCTCTATTTTTTGCGCTTCTTTTTGAGCCTTGCGTTCGGCTTCTATATGTTGGGGGACTGCTAAGTCACTCATCAAAACTGTCTCCAGTTGTATTTTGCAACACTTCTTTTACATCATCCTCAAAGGAGCGAAGTGCCGTTAACTCTCCAATAAGAAAACGATAGTCTTCCATCGTTTTTATTGAACCGCTAGACAGATGATCAGAAATTCGTTCTTGTCTATCTCGCAGTTCGTTTAAAATATACTCTGCTAATCGTAAGCCGTCCACTATTTTTTATCTATTTCTTAAAAATGAACTAAAATCTAGTTTGTAAGGCGAGCCGCCTGACATTGGAATCTGTTGTTGAGGTATGGCGCCAGGATCAATAATAGGACCTCTTTGCTGTGGAGTAAAAAACCCTAGTCCGCTATTAAACATTTGCGGCATTGTCGGTGCTGCCATTGGTGCGCTTGCATTGCCCATATTAAACGCAGCTACAGGTGGTCGCGGTGGAGGCGGTGCCCATTGCTGTGGCGGCGCTGCTTGTGGCGCTGCTTGTGGAGCTGGTTGGCTTCTTTCTTGAAGCGCTTGAATCATTTGCATCAATCTTTCCATGAACTCCTCTTTGGTAGGTTGTGCCGTTTGTTCTGGCTCGCCTGGGAAAACATCTGGCGGCATCGGTTCTATAGGGGGACCTCCAGGAGGACCTCCATCGGGTGCTGTTTCAATGGGATCAACCCAAGGTGGAGTGCCATCAGGGTTTAAAACATCTGGCGGTATCGTAGAAAGAAGATCATTTATAGAAGGTGTTTCTGGATCAGGAGTAAGCGGAAGAGGATTAGCTTCTAGTGTTTCCGGTGTTGGAAACATGTCCCAATCTTCTCCATATAAAACTTCTGGAGGTGGCATAGGATCACCCGGCGTTGGTGGTATTGGTGGTCTTCCTACTGGAACTCCGGGAGAACCAGAAGGTCTATCGCTTGGTCCAATAGGTGCTTTTGATGGTCTATCAAATGGTCTATCCGGAGGTAACGAAGGTGCCGGAGGTACTGGATAAGGCGATTGTGTTGGAGGTGTTTTATATTCTTGTGGCATGAGCAGCTCGCCATGCCTTCCTCTGCGCCACTCGGAAGTTATCTCTCTTGGAAGGGGGTTGCCAGAAGCATCAACATAGTTAGAAGTACCGCTTACACCAGTTTGAACACTAAAAACATCACCGAAGCCGGGAATATTTCCCGCCAATCGTGGTTCTTGGTAGGTCCGAGGTCTAAAAGGAGATATAGGTTCCATAGGAAAAGGCTCATTACCTGGAATAACAGGGGAACTCATAGGTGTTTGTGGCATCGGTGTCAAAGGCGGCATTCCAGGCATAGGTCCGACAGGTTCTGGAATCCGAATAGGGTGTCCTCCAGGGATCCTACCAGGTGGCTGCATTACTGGTGGTATCATTGGTGGAGGTTGTCTTAAAGCACCTCTTTGTCCAGGTATTCTGGGGGGAAGGGCAGGAGGAGTCCTTAGGGTGCCGCCTATTTCGGTTCTAGATGGTGGTGGTGTACCAATACTAGGTGGTATTGGTGGAGAATATGTTTCACCGGGTCTTAAACTAAATCTGAGAGGAAGGGCACGATGAGCACTTGGAGCAGGTATATTAAAACGAGGATTGTCTCCTTCACCTATAAACACTCCTCGTGGTCTTTGTGGACGAACAAGTGGTCGCCTCACTAGGGGGGATCTTGCTATACCGCCTGCGGCATATTTCGGCCGATCCATAAAATTATCCCATGTCTCTTGTGGTGTCTCCTGTTCTTCCATAAAGAGAGGCAACTCTTGTTTTTCGGGGTCCATGTAATCAACTTCTCGACCGCCACTCAAGGCTCTTCCTTCTGAGATGAAGTCATACATGGCCATACCGATTTCTTCTTCGCTCATTTCATTAAAGTTCGGACCTGCCACCCTCATTTTTTCTTCAGGTGTTAACTCCATAAACATTTTGAGCATGTCAAAACTGTCATCGACTGGCTCTGGTTCTTGTTGGTCGCCAAAACGATCTTGCAAATAAGCAGATGTTTGAACAGCGTCGGGAATAAAATCAAAAATAGTGCCTTTAAGCATACCTTCAGGTTGATAATCTCTAAATCTTTTCTTTTCAACCGTGTCACCCTCTGCAAATCCTCTGACTCCTGGGTCTGCAAACCCTCTAGCTCCGGGCGTTCTAATGTAAGGACCATAACCTAATCCTATAACGGGAGGTGAGCTCGGTCTTTTAAAAAAGTTCGGCATTAAAATACGCCTTCAAACTTAGTGCCGCGAATGGCTGCGCCTCCGCCTCTGCACTTACCGGCGCCGGAACCCGGTTTAGGGGGTCCGCCATTGGCTTCTTTTTTAGGTTGTGCCATCGGCACGGTGCCCTGGTCTTTAATTTTCATGGATTTACTTGCGGTGCCTGGATTTTTTGGTACGGCGCCTCTGAACTTTCTTGGTCTTTGCATTGGTCTTCCTCTTTTTTTTAGATTTTCCCGCCTTGCTCAGTGCAATGGCAACGGATTGTTTCTTCTTGTAGCCCTCTTTTCTCAGTTTCCTTATGTTAGCAGAAACTGTTTTCTTAGCGCTACCCTTTTTTAGCGGCACTTTTTTTCTTTACTGCTTTTTTCTTTGGCGTAGCTTTCTTTTTAGCCGTTGTCTTTTTAGCCGCTGCTTTTTTCTTTGGCGTTGCTTTTTTCTCATCTTTTCTGGATTTAATAAGCTGTTCTTTTCGTTTAGGATCACCGCGCCAGTCTCTCTCAGCCTGATGTTCTGCTAATCGTTTTTCTTCTGCGGCTCGTTCTTCAAGTTTTTGTGCCTTGTGAGCGGCCTGCATGGCTTTCATCACTGAACTCATTGTTTGCTCTCCTGTTGTAAATCTGCTGCCTTAAATCGTTCTGCCTGATCTAGTCTGTCCTGCGCCGTTTCGTTCTTCATTACGGCAATTTCCTCGGATGAATCAATTCGTTCTTTGGTTAAATCATCCTGTTGATTGATTTTCATTATATCTAAATTTTGCTTTTCTCCAAATTCTTGTTGTTTGCGCTGTAAATCACCGGCCTTAATATCCAACTCCTGGCGCCTCAATTCCACCAACGGATCTTCTTGCGGTGGCGGCGGTGCAAACTGCTCATTAATTTGTTGTGTTAGCTCGGCAATCACTTGTGCTGTTTGCGCTTGTTGCTGTTGCATCATTTGCATTTGCATCTGTTGTTGCTGTTCCGGCGGCATCTGCATTAATTGCTGTTGCATCTGCATCATTTGTGGATCTTGTGCCATTTGTTGTTGTACCATTTGTTCCGCTTTCAGCGTGATGTGTTCATACACATGCGCTTGAATCATCGCCATTCCTTGCGGGTTTTGTTGCATAATTGCGGTGCCGTAAAGACTCATGTGAGCAGCTATATGGGCGTCGTGATCCTGTCCCTGGAAGGCTTGTGCGCCTTTACCAATTAACAAGGAAGCGTTTTCATTGCCCGGATCCACCGGTTCCGGTTGCGGGGGTGGCGGCAAGAGCGCCTCGATGTTTTCCACATTAAGGGCTTGATACATTCGGCGATACGCCTCGTAAATGCCCGTTGGACCATGAATCTCAGGGTTTGATTGCGCCATTTGCAGCATTTGCTGCGCCAGCATCACCCGTTGGCTCATCGAGAAGATGTTCGGGTCCGATACCGGAATAATATCCACACGATCATCAAAATCAGCCTGTTTAATGTTCTGATCGCCATTCTTGGTCATGTACGGATAGGCCGGCGGTAGGAATTGGGCGAAAATTCTCGCCAATAAGTTAAATTCTATCTTTTGCGCGTAATGTAAGCGCTTATGAATCGCCGACATCACCTTGGTGCCACGCTCCAGCAACGCAACCGTGGTGCCCACCGGCATTTCCTGATTGGAATCGCCCACTTGAATATCAGCAATGGAAGCAAACCGCTTACCGGCATCGACCATTAAGCCCATTAAGGCTAACAGCGTTTGTGACGGCTCTTTAAACGGCAATGGTACAAACGAATCTCGAAGACTGCCCCCTGGGGCGTCCATATCACGAAATTCACCCGGTTGTAAGGGCTGATCGTCGTTCCGGATGCGAATCCCTCGCGCTTTAAATCCGGCCGGCAG